AGGTTTACGCTATCCATTGCGGCATCGTAGTTGCGTTGTACTTCTTGTTCAGGTGTGAGTTCTAACATTTTATTTAGCCTTTAATTGGTCAATTTCTGCTTTTAGTTCTTTTACTGCGTTAATTAGATACCAAGTCAGGTTATCAGTATCTACACGAAGTACACCAGTAGATTCTTCTTTTACACAATCAGGCAATACTGTTTGAATTTCTTGGGCAATAGCACCTAATTGAACCCCTTTTACATCAACCGCACAATTTGAATCAAGTTCAGTTATTTCTTCAGGTAAACGGTATTCAAAGTTACGAACTTGAATAGCATTAATTACATCTAAACCTGTATTGTTGCTAACAATGTTTTTCTTTAGTCGCTGGTCAGAAGTTTGTAACCAAGTGGATGAATTATTACCTTGATATACACCACCTGAACCAGGATTTATATACCCAGTACCAGCACCTTTAGATATTGCGCCATAGCCAATAACAATTTGGTAGTTAGCAGATGTTGATGCAGAACCTGTGTATGCACCAATCATAATATTTTGACCGCCAGTGACTATTCCTGTTGTATATCTTCCAGCAAAAGAACCCACACATACATTATTTGCGCCAGTTGTTACATCAGCACCAGCTTGCCAACCAAGATAAGTACCATCACCACTTGTTGTTACTGCATAACCAGATTGATAACCTAAAAATGTATTGGTTGTTCCAGTAGTATTACTATAACCAGCTTGATAGCCTACTGCTGTGTTATCAGATGCGGTGGTGTTTGATTTAAGTGCCGCATTACCAACTGCCACATTATATGAACCGCTATTAGCAGATAAAGCAGTATATCCAACAGCAACAGAATAAGAAGCATCACCGCTATCCATTGCATTTGCACCAACAGCAGTATTTTGTAATCCAGCCGCTAAAGCGTAACCAGCTTGTCTGCCCAAAGCCGTATTAGAAGTTCCACTTGTATTGCTTATTAATGCTTGATAACCTAATGCCACATTGTTGCCGCCAGTAGCCGTAGCCGCCATAACACCATTACCAACAGCAGTATTTGTAGAAACTGCACCTGTTCCCTTACCAACAGTAAGACCATTAACCGTTAAATCATTGGAAGCAATATTTGTTCCCGTGCCACCACCGCCAGTCCCAGCAACACCAGAAGAATTAAGAAAATTTGCAAAATTAGCTAAATTAAGTGCTTGTGTCATACTGCCCCATTTCTATTAAATGATTGCTCTACTAGGATATTAAGGTTGCTTGTTGGTGTTTGCGCCAATGTATAGCTTCCAATTGTTACAGAATAATCCACAGTTTCTAATAATAATACCCCATTATTATATAGATTAAATGCTAATGGATTGAAAGTAAACGGATAAGTTGCTTGACCAGGAATTGTATAAACATCAGTATTTGATGGATTGCCGTTTGGTTGGCCTTGATTATTGTTTGTCCATTGAATAACTTGCAAATCACCAGAAACAGCATTTACAAAACTAATGGTTTGACCAGATATATTATAGTCTTGTGCATTAATTACTGTACCGTTTAAGAATAACAATTCATTGCCGCTAACTAGAGTAAACCCTGATGCGGTATATGATCCAGTATTACTTAATGTATCTGAGTTTCTGCTAAAACTATTATAGGTAGTGCTGGTTGATACGGCCACAGAAGCCATAGAAATGATTGTAATAATATCGTTTAGATTAGCCCCAATTGCTAAAGTGACATTTCCAGTTGAACCGCCAGTATCGGTATATTCGCTAGGATCAAGCAATAAACCATTTTGGAATACTAAACAGTTTCCAGATAAATATTCTGTTCCCCGTGTTACATGGAAAACCGTTTGACCGCTGGAAGCATCAAAAGCGGTCATAGTGTAATTAAATGTATCTGGCGGTACAAATCCAACAACACGGCCATATACATCCACAGTCAATGTAGCAACGCTAGATGTATAAGTTTGAGCCCCGCCAGGGAAAGTTAATAATTGCGCCAATGATGCAACTACTTGACCTTGTGGGTTGTTGTTTACTGCAATTTCTCCAGTACCTACAGTAGTAGTACCAGTTTGAATAAGCTGACCAGTACGGGCATTAAGATCAATAATGTTGTAACCATCTTCCAACCCTTGCCAAATAGTAGGGTCATAGTTAGGGTCAGTTGGTACAAACAATGCAGAACCCGCTGATGGTGCGGCATTACCAGTAGCAAAGCTAATAAAGTTATTGCCACGATTGCAAAATAACAAATAATTTAATGTGCCAGAGCTACCAAATACGGGATTTGCTGGATACCAGATGTAATCTGTTGGCGTTAAATCAAATGATGGAATATTAGTATTTGCAATACCATAATAAGTTGCCCCTCTAGGATTTGAAGTAAATCCTGTACCAGTTTGACTTGTAGCATAAGCAATACTTAAATAGCGTTCTGGATATTGCACAAATGTAGTTGGCCGCCATGTAAATAAACTGCTTGGTGGACTATATAGTGATGTTTCTACAGAATTAACCATTCTGCTAAAAAAATACCAATTCCCAGGAGATACATTTGTTAATGTTACTGGTGGCAATGCAGTTGAATTATTATAGGGAACACCACTAGATTGCACGGCAGTTGTGCCAGCAAATATAAGTTGTGATGGTGATGGACTGGAATAAGCTGAATACCAAATTTCTGCATATTGCACAATGCCATTTGTAGATGTGGTTACATCAACTTGAAATGATGGGCTTGACGCATTTGGCAAAGAATTAGCAATAACTGGGGCTAGTATATTGCCAAAGCTGTTAGGCGATGGCAATCCGCTATTAGGCTGTGGCTGATACTGAGTAACGCTGGCATCATCATAAACCGATGGGTCATAAACCAATAAAGTCAATGCCACAGAAATTGTGCCGTCTGGCGCAAAGTTTTGTTCTACTTTAATTACTCTAAATAACTTTGCCACAAAACCATAATTTGCGTTTGTAACGGTAACAATGTCACCCGCTTCCAACTCTAAGCCAATATAGTTTATGGTACAAGTAATTTGCAAATCCATCCGTGCCGCTTTTAAAAACCGTGTGGCTAAAAGCTGGGCTTGCACATCGTTATTAACTAATGGCAGTTGAATGGTCTGGGCGTTTTGTGGCTCATTAGGATAAAGCAAACTTGGATCAACAAGCGATAAATTAACTGTGCTAGTGTTAAATGAACTATTTAGGCTAATGTCTGGGAATTGGCATTGAGCAATGTTATAGGTATTTGAAATATCTAAAGACACCACTTGAATAGCAGAAACCATATTGCTATCGTTAATATCCATAGCCACGCTATAAGTTGGCTGATTAATAATAATTGACCAAACACCATAAATCTCATTGTATTTAAGTAAACAATCGCAACAATTTACAATGCTTTGCACATTGTCTAATATGTTTTTAGTGGTGTCGATTGCGCCATTAAAGGTAAATCTAGGCTGTGTTTCTGGTACGCCAAGATAATTATTAAATGTAATAGTTTGGGCGCAATAAGTATTTAGCGCAGTTAAACTATCAGTATCAATTTGTGATGGGGGAATTGCCCCACCATATACGGTGCTAGTCAAATAATCATAAATAACATCGCCTGGCGCAATTCTTGAATTAATAATTTCAAATTGTGTTTGAGCAATAGATGTAATACCAGCATTGGCATTATAAGTTAATTGCACAATAGCAAATGCACAATTAGTCATTAACTTAGTATTGTCCCAAGTATAAGTAAGTCCAGATGCTTGCATTACGCTAATAGCGGATTGATTAGTATTAACTCCGCTATATGATCCGTTACTATACAAATATATATTTAAATACCCATTTATTTTGCCGTCTACTAATCCTGTGGATGGATCAACCAATCCTATAACTGCTGTGCTAGAGTTTTGACCAGGATTAACAGCATACATTTCATTGCCAATTGTTACGGATGAATCAATTGCTTTATTTAATATGATTGTTTTGGTAACAGTATTGATGCCACTTACTGTGTAATAAATTGGTGAACCAGAACTAGCAAATGAAACCAATAATCCAAAAGTGACGGGTATAGATAATGTGCCAGAGTAAGTAATAGTATTGCCAGAAATAGTGGCAACGCTAACACTCGAATCAGTATAAGTAAGGCCGCTAAACAAGCACAACTTACCACCATAATAGATATTGCCATAAGCAATGGAATCCGAGCCATTGCCCGTAACTTCGCAGAGTGAAAGAACATAATATAAGTTTTGATTATCAGTAGTGATTGAAAGATCGGTAATTGTGCCGCCAATATAGCAATTACCATAAACGATTGGCAATTTGTTATTAGTTGCTGGTTGAATCTGTAAATTAGTACCCGTTGTTAATTGTTGACCGTTGCTAGTTGGGGCTTTTGGGGCTGTTAATGCAGATACTACTGATGATGCCATCATAGTAAGTCCCATTGTCACCAATTCGGGCTGGTCAAAAACTACCCCAATTGCAACAACAACCGCACCAATAATCGCACCAATTACACCGCCACCGCCACCCATACTATATCTTCCAAGTGTTCTGTAACTTAGTTGCACCATATCTACTGAAATCAGAATCAGTAAAACAAGAAAAATGAGCTTCTTTTATTTCGCCAGTTTTCTTCATTTCTGTACCAATTTCAATAAACTTCTTAAACAGCTTTAATGATGTTTTGTCATTTGTGCTATGCCAAATAATTTCATGCAATGAATATTCGCCTTCAATAAAAAAACAAGGGGCTTTCATTGCAACTAAAACACCACTTAAATCTTCTGCAATTAATATAAATCCAGCACCAGCCAAAACCATACTTAATTGTTTTCCTACATATTCTCTTGACCATTTAGCTTCATCTTTTAATATTTCAAATCGGTGAATTTTACAAAAGTGTTCTAATATTTTGTAAATTGCGTCAAAATCAAATTTATTTGCAAACCTAATCATCCAGCCGCAATCCCTGGAATTCCACCACCAATAAGATTTCCTGTTATTTGAGTATTTCCTTGCGATGTATTATTGCCAAAAGCATAATAAATTGTTGATATAGTGGCAACTCTATTCATTGATGTATCACCTGGCGTAAAGTATTGCCAACTTGCATCATTAGTAAATCGACCAACTGTTCTGTTTTGTAAAATCATTTGAATGTTTGCGGCACTTACTGTAACCGTACCCACATACATACGCACTTCTTCCATCCATTGTTCGCCAATGTTGAAAGTATTAATAAATCCATAGAAATACTGATAAAGACCGCCAGCACCACCAGATGTAATTAAATTGCCAGCGGTATCAAAAAATCCTTTCCACATGGTAATTTGTGCGCCTTTAAGATTTCCATTTAGCACCACACCCAAAAGGGCTGTATCAATACCGATCAAAGTAATAGTGGTTTGATTGGCAGTAGATTTAATATCCCGTTGAACCTTGCCAATACCAATTAATTGACCTAATCCGTCAAAAGGCTGTGAATCCACCGCTGGTACGGTAATAGCCGTTGGCGCAGTAGAAAACCGATATTCTGTAGATGGCGTAACAATACGCACAAAATCCGCATATCGAATATTGTTAGTATTTTGTATTGGTGTTATAACTTGGCTCATAATACCGATTCAAATGCTTTAAATGGCCCTGACCATTGTATAAAGCTGTCATTGGTCATTGGGATCAAATTATAAGTTGGATATTGTTGCAAAATAATTGGGAAAGTAATTCCCGTATAAGTATTGCCGCCTAATGCAACGGTTGTGCCATATTGACCAATAACTGCATTTTCTGGTGATACTAAGGTTGTTAATAAGGTGCGGTGAACAGGAATAGTAACGGTAGTCCCAGAACCACGCATAACATCAGCGGTAGCAATATAAGCATAACGATCAACCTGGCAAAAATCGCCAGCCTTTACGATATAAGATGTTGAAGATATGGATGGCAAATTGCCTAATACTAAATTCTTGCCAGCAGATGCGGTTTCCCATTGACAAGCTGAAATCTGTGTAGGGGTCATATTGCCTTGATAAGCAATGTAGTTTACCCAGCCAGTAGAGCCAAAATTAAGGTATTGCTCTAATGATTTATCATAGTAGCGCAAATTAGCCAATAGATTACGATTTTGACTATAAAGCTGATATGCATTTGGCTTAAAAGTAAATTGAAATGGGATAACAGTAACAATTTCTGATGTAGAAATACGCTGGTTACGACTAATAGTTTGACCAACCAATCGTTGATCCATAATTGTTACTTGTTCTGACATTGCCAAAATCGTGCTTATATCTGCCATGTTTATCTACTTTGCGGTAATGATCGTTGGGCAGATTGATTGGCCGCCCATACTGCGTTTTGATTTCTAGCCAAGAATTGCGTAGCTGATTGCGTATCAATGGCCGACATTTGTTGAATATAAGGGCCGTTATAAACTACAGATGGTTGATTTGAACCGCCCATAACATCAGCCAATTTATTGTTTGGCACTACAGTACCAGCGGTTTGTGGCACAAACAATTCTGGACCATTCTCACCAACAATAGATGGTACGCCTACTGGCGGTTGTCCACCATCAGCAAAACCAAACAATGAACCAATGCCAGATAGCATACCGCCTTCTTCCATTGATCCACCAATGCTTGATCCAATGGCTTGAAATAACTTCATTTCTTGCGCCCGCAATTCAATTTTTAACATATCTGCCAAAATGCTTTTTGCTAAATCGCCAAAGTTTAATTTGCCAGTTTCTACAAACTTTTCTAACGCATTAGTCATTGAATTGGTAATAGCATTAAACATTTCTTGCGCTTGCATTGCCGCATTGTTTGAATTCTCTACATATTGTTCATATGCTTTTTGCCAACCATAACTAAATGATTGCTGTAATTTTTGCGTTGCTAATACTTCATCTTCTGTCTTTTGGACATAAGTTTCTGCGGTGTCAATAATTTGTTGTTTTTGCTCTTTAAGGGCTTTAATTACAGCTTGACCAGCGGCAGTTGATGGATCGGTTGTGGCAATCTTTTTATCAACATTGTCCAAAGCCTTTTGCATTTCTGTAAGCACTTTGGTAATTTCAGAAACATAATCTTTTTGATTTTTAGTAAGATGTGTTTCGGCTTCTTTAGCAGATAACATTTGAAACTGAATGGCCGCTTGTCTTGCATACTCTTTAGATAAATCTTGTGCTTGCAATAACTGTTTTTCGCCAGCAAATGTAACTGGTCTGTTTACATCTTGTTGTGGCTCTTGCTTTGGTGTTTCTTTTGAACGATTTAAAATCTTCTGGGCAAATTCCTCATCGGATTCAGCCATCTTTTTGACTTTATCGTCATAGTCTTTTAGGTCTTGCAATGCTTTAGAAAAGTCACCGTGAATAGCATCGGTGGTGGCCGCAATAACGCCTTGTATTTCTGTAAAGAATCCAACAATGACTGTGGCCGTATATTTAAATACTACGGCAACTGTTTCAGCCGTTGTTTGCAATACTTCGCCAAAAAACTGTATAGCAGTAGCATCTTTATGCAACGCATCATAAAGCTGTAGTAGCGATGGGAATACTGCGTTAGTAAATTCTAATGTAAGCTGGTGTGATGCTTCTTTTAACTTAATGCTTAATTCGTGTGCTTGAGTAACAGCTTGGGCATACTTGTCCATTTCGCCCTTGCCTTCAACAAGGTCTGCCGCCAATCCTTTAATATCAACGCCCCTGATTCCACGCCCAAGAACTTGAAACGCCAAACCATTCCGTTCCGCAGAATCTTGCATTTTTGCAAGACCTTGTACGGTTTTATTAAATAAATCTTCCTCAGATAGCGTTTTAAGGTCTTTTAGGGAAACGCCTAACCTGGCAAATGCTTCTTGAACCTTGCCACTACCTAATGCGGCAGATTCAATTTTTTGAGTAAATCCAGAATAAATACGGCTAGTTTCTTCGGCATCACCGCCATTTTTCATCAGGGCAGATGATAGGTTTAAAACGGATGCAACCGCTACATCATTGGCTTTTGCTGTTTTAACAACGGAATCTGCATATTCCATTGCCTTATTTGTCATTTCAGCAAATGCGGCAACGGACAGTAACTCGCCAGCCCGTTCTTTGAAATTCTGTAAGGCTTCTTTGGCTTTTTCGATGCCTTGTGTAAAGTCGGCTGTATCTATGCCTAACTTAACCCCAAGACTTGCGATATTTGCCATTTATTTTCCTTTGAACAGACTTTTTGGTGCTTTTGGATTCATTAACATAAATGTTAATAATTGCTCATTAACTTGCGCCTTCTTATCTTGTTCTGTTAATGGCGGGTAAATATACCCATACACTCTAGGTATTATATCTTGCAATTTATAACTTGGCTTACCTTTTGGCAACATTGAATTAAATTGACCAGCCGTCAATGTGCCTAATACTTCCAGAATTGCACGATTGCCAATTAGCCCATCTGCATACATTATGCAAATGTCGGTAAATGTTTCTTCGTCTATTTGGTTCGGGTCAGACCCGTGTGCAAGGATATAAGCCTTTGTTTGCCTACGGATCGACCCAGTTACTTTCCCTTTGCGGATTCGTAACTTGGGCTAATTGTTTTAGTGATGTTGTCCACAACCTCTAATTGAATAGAGAATGGGAATAATTCTTCAACCATATCGTATGTAATAGTATTCATATCAAAAGATTTATCTTCTGGCACGATTAACTTAAACATTTCGGTAATACGGTTTTCAGTAATAACTTTATTTTTAGCAGTTTCTTTTAATGATCTGCCTTTAATAAATACATCATTTTCTTGAAAATCAACGCCTTCTTTTTCAAAATCCTTTTTATTCTCAATAAATGGCGTAGATAATTCTAAATAATATTTATTAACTTTATCTTCATCAACTTGTTTAATTCTTTCAGAAATAGCTTCAAATTCCAATGTAGTTGGTACTTTAATCTGAAAAGTGTGGCCATTCATGTCAAATGAACGGGTGCGTACTAAATCTTGATTTTCAACAAATCGTTTGCCTAAAGCATTTGCAAATTGGCTCATGTCATATCCTTCATGTGTTTTGATCTATATTTCTCTAATGCCCCGCCCATATCCTTGCTTAATGAATCTAGGATTGCTGGCGAATTGGTTTCTAAAGCTGGGCGCAAAAACGGCTTTGCTGGCATTTTAGCAGTACCAAATTCATTGGCAACCGTTCTGGCATCCATTACGGCATATTGTTTAATTGCACCTTTGCCGCTGTGTAGATTATGGAATGTCTTAGGGTGAAACTTACTGCCAGGGGCTACAGAAACCCTCGCTATGACGATTTCAGTAGGGCTGACATACCTAGAGTGCTTATCCTTGTTTGTAGGCTTCCTAGCTTCGATTTGTAGGGTTGTCGCTAACTGACCAGTATCTTTACGCACCAACTCTCTAGCGGTGTTTAATGCTGGCTTCATAGCTTTTCTTGCGCCATTACGCAAAATATTGTTTTGGTCTTTAGGGCCAAAATCATCTTCAATCTGATTAATCAATTCTTCAAATTCTTGGAATCCCTCAAATTTGAAAGTTGTTTTCATTTTGGCTTAATTAAATTCTCAAATATGGAATTATTGAGTTTTCTAACGAATAAAGTAATTTCGTCTGGTGTTAGTTTGTCGGCATGATTGGAAGCGATCTGATATGCCAGATCAACTCCCATCAGCTTTTGTTGTTGCCAGCCAAACCAATCTTTAACACCAGAATCGGCTTGACCAGCAAGGTATGTCAAATAGTTTGCTAAATCGTTATTATTTTTTATTGTCGGATTCATATATTAAGTGTTATTTGACCAACCGTATTGATTACCTCTTGGGTGAATCGTGAATGTGCATTTCGCTTCTGCGTTAGGTGCATTGTCGATAGTGAATTCAGAAACACGGCCATTAAAGGCATATGCTACTGTGTTTTCGCCATCAACTGCGGCAATAACAAAAGTACGATCAATGATTCCGCTGTAAGCATCGCCACGAATCAACAATAGACCAGGATCGCTTGGATTCCATGCGGCAACAATAGTCATTGAAGTTGGTTTGCTTTGTGTTGGAATAACATCAGACTGACGGCTACCAGCAACATAAAAGTTAGCAGAAGCATCATCTTGACCAAACTTAGGGATTGCTTCAACATTTAAAATTTCGCCAGCAGAGCCAGTACCATTAGCAGAAGTACCAACAATAGATGCAACTTCACCAGTCCAAGTGGATAACTGAGTAAGAATTAAAGGTGTTGGAGTTGCGCCAGTTTGACACCATAACGATGCCGAAAACCCAGGTAACACTTGATTTGGGAGAGCCATTTTTAATCCTTCAAAAATAAAAAGTTAATAAAATTATATTATGTTGGAATGTCTAAAGTGCAATCCATAATAATATGGTTTAACTTTACTGTATCATCATAAGTATTATACAACCAAACTACATCTGCTTTGGCTATATAAAACCCGCTTGAACCACCAAATTGCCCATTATATCCGTGCAATGATTGTAATATAGTATTTGATATATTAAAAGCATCATTCTGATCTTGTGCAAACACATTAATCTGAAAGACGGGGCGATCAATGCCCTTATTATTCTGGTTTTGCCCTGTATATACTGGCTGGTGAATATTTCTTAATTGCCAAGTAATAAATTTAGGCTGTTTAGCAAAATCACGGTTAAATACGGCATATACGGGAATTGTATTGCCCACAATAGACTTAAGCTGATATTGAACGGCTTTGCCATATACGGCTGGATTGTTTTGGCTCATACTTGTGTGCTTGGATCGTTACGGTAACAAGTAAATGTAATGCTCATTTTGTCATTAGCTTCATTGACATCAGCAATACGCCAATCGTGACCACGCCAGTTAAACGCATAATCCACCTGATCTGTGGACATTGTGACGGTGTTGGGAGTGTAATTAAGCATGAATTTCACATGATTTTGATAAACCCGTTCATCTTTTGGGATAGTCAAATCGTTACGAACATCCATGACTTTAGCCCTAGTGGTAAACCACTTAGTCAATACGGTGTTAGTTTGGCCCATATCATCAACTGATATAGCAACTTTATTAACATCCACATTCTCATAACGGGCGATTGCCATTTACAGCACCAAAGATTTGTATGGGCGCAAAAGCTGATCTACGCCAAATGGCAACTTAGCCAACTGGCCAACGGTGGTATCGCTACGGTTGTTATAAAGATGGGTCAAAAGCAATAAACCAGCTTGCTGAATAACAGGATAACTAGCCAAAGGATTAGCCGACAAAGTATAAGTAACGACAATAGGATTGCTTATAAACTGATTTACTTCGCTTGGGATGCCGCTAACAATGACTTTGTTGCCAGTAGGATCATAAAAATACTGGTCAGAAGGAATTAGAGTAAATACTGGAGTTGTATCACTTGTGTAATAACCAACGGTATTAATCGTTACCCCTTTTTGACCTTGATTGTCTTGGCTTACTTCTGGCAGATCAAGCATTACTTGTGTGCCACTCATGCCATTAAACGCCCCGTAGTAGACTTTATAACTTACGGTGAATATGGACATACCCAAATAATCCTCGATGGCCATACGGGTTGCCAATTCAAGGCTAAATAGATAGTCTGCTTGGCTGGTATCGCCAACCAAATTAAGCTGTTGTAGGATTTGATCCAAACTTAGCCAAGAACTGCTTATATCTCGGCTAGTTTGCTCAATCTTTTCATAGCTAAAGGGGTTACGGACTGTACCTAAGTACGGCCCGTTGGTATAACTATCTAATGGCATATTGGCCTTATGATTCTAAACGGACACCCGCAAATACATCACGAATTGTTGAGCATACACGCTTTTCAGCATACAGGGTTACTGTACCTGGTTGTGTTTGCTCTAAACGCTGGATGCTGAATTCTTCGTGATCCACGATAGTTACAAACTTATCCCAGTTAGCCAAATAGATTGGGAAATTACCACTACCAACCACTTGCATATATGGGTTAGGAATAACTGGGAAACCAAATACATGAGCAACTGCGCCACCATCAGAATCACCAACTTCAACAAAGAGTGGCTGACCAGTAGAACTGGTTAATTCACGCAATGCAAGGATAGTATTTGGGTGCATATGCCATGCTGTACCTGGCAAACCCCAATATTGGGCTGGCAATGCAGATGCTAGGGATGCAATGTCGTTATAAACGATTGTGCCGCCAGTAGCGGTGCTTACAGTTTTAACTGTGTGCAAACCGTTTGTTGCGCCAGAACCGCTTGTACCAAATGCGGCAGTTGATCCGCTTGGATAGTAGTTTAAGCCACGCAAACCATTGGTTGCACCAGTTGATGTAGTGCCAGAACCAGCTTGATCGTTATTTTGGATCATTGACAATGCTTCTTGTTGGCTAAATTCCAACATTAAATCGCCAACAACGGCTGGATCAAGGTTGTTAATGTCATCCATTGCGGCAGTACGGATTGGCAACTGCGCTGTAATGGCTTGTAAAGGTAATTGCCAGAATGATGTAGCAATGTTTGGGCTACCAGTATTCACATTAACTGGATAACCCCAGGGATTTGTAGGATTGGTTGCGTTACCAGTCTTTACTACAAAAGCCTGATCTGAACCAATCGTTGTAATTTCTCGGCTTGATACCCGCAATGGGTTAGCCATACGCAAAGATGCAAACGCATCATCATAAATAACACGGCCACCAACCCCAGAGCCAGAGCCAGTAAGGGTGGATGCTTCTTTTAAGTTCACCTTAACCTCTTTACCGTTTTTATCGGTAAGGGCTGATTTGATTGCTTCTAGGATTAGTTGGTTTTTCATATTTCTTCCAAAAGATTAAGTTGGGGTGGTCTTTTGAACCACCCCGCCTTTATTACGCTGTTGCTGTTGCGGTAGAACGGTAAGCAATAATACTTAGCGGGTCGACGTTGCTGGTTGCTAGACGTTTTTCGCCATAGAAAGTTATGTAGCCTGGGAGGGTCTGATCATATCTACGGAGAACCATGTTTAAGCGATCAACAATGGTATGGCCTCGTTGCCAGTCACCGAAATACATTGGGAACAAGTTAGCCGCTGTGTTACCAGAGAACTCGCTTGGATTATCAACATATTTATTGACTACAACATCAAATCCCAACATACGGCCAACGATACCATCAGCATCGCCTGGGTGCATTCTTTCGAAAATTGGTGTGCCGTTAGAATCTTTCAAGCCACGGATTTGTGCCAAGAAGATTGGGTTTACCAAGAATTTCGCTGTAGGTGTCCAGTATTGTTGTGGCAAGTTGTAAATGAAGTTAATCAAATCTTGATAAGTTACATTTGCCGCACCAACTGTGTTGCCGTTAGTAGTTAATTGGTCATATACAGCCAAGCTGTTCAAACCGTTGCTAGTAGCAATACCAGAAGTACCGAACGCACCAGTAGTGATTGTGCCGCCAGTATAAGTACCATTAGCACCGTAGTTAGCATATTGATTCAAACCACGCAAACCTTGTGTTCCACCGTATGTATTTGGGGAATCGGTTTGATCGTTGTTTTTAATCATGGACAAGCCTTCTTGCTGGCTAAATTCCATCAACATATCATCAACCACATTGGCTTCTAAACCATCAATATCATCAAGTGCCGCAGTACGGATTGGGAACTGGACATTCAAGTCTTGAAGAACTTGTTGCCAAATAACTGTAGATTCAGTTGTTGGGTTAGGGCCACTAGATGTGTTGTTGTTTACTGGATAACCCCAGAAAGCACCGGCATTACCAGTTTTTGCACGGAACTGATAAGTAGAGCCATCAGTTGTTACATTACGGGAAAGGCCACGCATAGGGTTAATCAAACGGAGTGTATGGAACACAGGATCGTAAGCTGTACGACCACCAATGTTGTAACCACCACCAGTTAAAGATGAACTCTCAGTTAAGTATGCTTGATATTGTGATTCATCTTCAAACATCTTGAGTTCTTTTTCCATCGAACCTTTTTTAGCAAACTTTTTGAGTTGCTCACGAACCATCTTGTTTACATCTTCTTTGATGGTTTTAGCTGGTTTGATGATAGAAGGTGCAGTATTGATTTCAGCAACACGGGCTTTAATGGTTTCTAACTTCTCATCCATTTCAGCTTTAGCGGCTTCAATAGCGGCAACTGCTTCAGTTTTTACTTCTTGAATCTTAGATTCGTTTGATGCTTCGATAGCATCTAACTTTTCAATGATTTTGTCAGACATGATATTTCCTTATTTGATGCGTTTAGATAATGCCTTTAACAATTCTCTTTCCTCTAGGGCTTTAAGAACTGTATCAGCTTCGTTTACCACCGCTTCCAACTCACTTGGTTGTGGTGTTTCTTTAATAACTTCCTTGTTTGCATCACGCAATTCAAGAATCTTTTTAAAGACGGAAGATGCGGTGGTCGCACCTTTCTTGGACAGGCCAGCATCACGCAAGGCTTGTTCAACTAAGCGAGGATTTAAATGCCCTTCGGCATCAAAACACTCTAATCTTTGAATTTCAGCATTAGGATTGTTTGGGTACATAACTACAGAAACTTCCCGCAAACCACCTTTAGTAATCTGAAAATAGGATTCATCATCATCGTTATCATCATCCATTGGCTCACCATCAGCACCAACCCAACACGCTTCATCTGCGTATGCGCCAACTGAAACGCCACCAAATAGATTTGGAGATGATTTCAATACTTCGTAAAGGTCAGAACCAGTAGAAGTATTCATAAATAGATTGCCTTTAGCAACCATGCCATCTTTATCAAAGTTAAATTCATTCCATTGACCGACTGGCATACCCATGTCGTTATGGTTTAGAAACATTGGTAATGGTTTACCCTCAGATTTAAACTGTTCTGCCCATTCAGCAAAGCCGTCAGGCTGATAGTTAAACTTTCTACCGTCTGCGCCCTCACGCTTACCCCATGTAGTAACACGGGCAACAATATTGCCGCTAGGATTTTGGGATTCTTTGCCTTGTTTTTCTAGGCTTAGTTGTGCTTCGCAAACGACTGTCAGGTTTTGATTCATTTATAATCCCATCTTTAATCGAGTAATCGATGTCGTATATTATATGAGATTTTTTTGATTTTATCGGCAGTTTAGCATTAAACCGCCTAATCATTGAATCCAATCTATCTTTTATTGTCATTAAGTTGTGCCAATATTCATTTTGCGGGTTTGATTGCCCCCGCCACCACCAGTATCTTGTGGGCTTGTGCCTGGAATAATTTTAGCTGTTTTCGATGTTACTGGTATATCTGTAGATGATAATTTTTGTGTATTAACGCCACCTAATTCATCACCGCCATCAATTTTGGCAATATTCAAATATTCACGGGCTTCATTTGGGGTCATAATGCCACCAGCAACGCCAGCATTAACAAAATTCATTTGGTCTAATGCCGCACCCTTCAAGAAATCCTTAGTATCAAAACGGATTGCAAGGTTTGGATAACCTTTTAATAATCCCATTTTGAATTTTTGCTCAATATTAATAATCATTGGGTACATGGTAGTTTTATAAAACTCATCCAATAATGTTTGAGTATTATTATATTTACCCATTTCCAAACCTAATAATTGTGCTGGTACACCAAACAATGCACAAATACGCTTAGTAGTTTGATCTTTTAATTTGCTGGCTTCGGCATCTTGCAATGTCAGCATATGGACTGGTGTGTAAGTCATGCCCTGATCTAGCAACATTCCTTGACCTGGCTTGCTCAAATCGCTTGGGCGGCTACCAGTCATGCTAGACCATGCTTCTTTTAGTCTGGCGGCAATTTCTTTAAATTTGCTATCTGGAATTACTTGAGTTGTGCTAAAAATGCCAGATGGTTTTGCGCCATTTTGCATGACATAGTTAGCATACAAGTCAATATCAGTATCAAGTGCCACCAATTCAGTTGCCAAAATACCTTTGTTAAAACCAGCAGAACCTTGCCACGGGGCTTCGGTGCAATGTATTACCTGATAAGCGGCTAATGGCTCATCCTTGTTAAATCCGTATGTTGGTGTAGAAACACGGTATGTCGGATAACGGGCTGGGCTGGCTTGAACGGTAATTAGAGTTGCATCAAGGTTATATAACTCAATCGGGGTTTGGTTAGGGTCTTTTTGGTCTTTACGGTATAACAATGTAAATACTTCACCAGCTAGGGAATACCATAATGCCCATTGATACCAAAACTCATATTGGTTTTGAAAGTTATTTGGCTCAGTTAATAGATTTAATGTCTGTTTTGCTTTGTTTTTATCCCGTGTGCCAGATTTATCAGACTTTAAACAATCTTCAAAAGTGCCATCATCAGTCTTATACATGACTGTTAATGAACATTGCGCTAATGCTCTAGCAATCATATTGGCACAAGACATTACCGTACTATTACGGGATAGCACCGACATATCCACAACTCGACCCGCATTGGTGGCCGATGCTGTAGTTACATACAGTAATTGGAAGTTTGCGCCTTGTTGACCGCCTTGATTCTGGCGTAATATTTGGTTACCTAGCTGGGTTTGACCAAATAGAGTATTGTTTTCGTTAAGGTTTTGCACGGAAACTTCTGATGTTTGCACCTCATTTTTGGGCAAATTGTATTTATCTTTATTGAATATATCTAACATTCCCATGATTTTTCCCTTACATTTCCTAACGATTTTACATCAAAAACTTCTGAATCCGAATGAATTTGATACAAAAGGGTTATCTAAACTGCAATGGGCGGCAATAATCATGGCAATAATCCCGTCAACTTTGGCTGATTTGTCAGATTCGTTCTTGCGAACCTTGATATTTCCGTTCACATCTTCATACACTTCACAATTTCCTAGTTGCCATCCTACAAATGGGTTACCATCGTGTTTAATTTGATGGTTCATTATTAGCTTTTCTACATACTTGGAAGGATTATTTAACACGGCCATCCCCTGTCCAACCTTTTTTACAGGAATCCCAGCATCATGCAAACGAGCAACCATAGAAGCGGCATTGTAAGCATCGTAACCTACCTCTTTTACATCATACTTTTCACATTGGTTTTTGATGAATTCGCTAATCTCCCGATCATCCATTACATTACCTTCGGTCAGCTTGAGAATCCCAGATTGGATGGCTACTTCAAATATATCCAGATAATGCTTGGGTATTAATTCAAGTGCGGCTTCTGGCAAAAAAAATTGAAACTCAGCAAAGTATTCGTTTTCTTGATATCGCTTTAAAGTGCATACGGCATTTAAGTCACGGGTGGCCGCTAAGTCAAATCCGATAAATACGGCTTCTGGGTCTTGGGCTGGCAATACATCGGCAGATTCATCCCAATAATTGCGGTCAATCCATGCGCTATTGGCACTAACAAATATGTTAAGTGTCTTGCATAAGAATTCATTAAGTGCGGCTGGCTTGTGTTTGGCTTCTTCGCATCGTTGAGCAATCGCATCTTCAAATACAGATATGCCGTGCATGGGGTTAGCCTTTGCCCAGGTCTTAGGGTCTTTCCAGTCATCTTCTGGGTCTAGGCCATAAAGCAAACCAAACCATCTTGGGTTGTCAGTTGCTTCGCCATTAAGCATTGATTCAAACATCGACATATCTTCATAAAACTTGGTGTCTTTAGTAAAGCTGGCAGTAGTGATGTATATACGCAATGGATTTTGACGGGCAACCATACCAGAATGTAATACTTCAATAGAATTGCGATCTACGATTTGGGCGGCTTCATCCACGATTACGCATGATGGGTTTTTACCGTCACCAGTTTTTTTGGTGTCACGGGATAACGCTTTAAACATTGACTGCGAATCGCCAAAGTTTTTAATTTCGTATTTACTAACTTCAAACCATGATTGCGCTTCTGGTGGCAAGTTTTCAATAAATCCTTTGGCGGCATCAAACACAATCGTTGCCTGTTCACGATTAGTTGCCAAAGTAAATACTTCTGCACCAACTTCGCCAAACTTTAATTCGTAAAGAGCAATGATGGCCGTTAGTGTGGACTTACCAGCTTTACGGGGAATGTAGAGTATTACATCCGTAACCATCCGTTTAGATACATCCGTTTTTTTACGGAATCCATAAACGGCACAAATAAAGAAAATTTGGAATGGGTCTAATACTATCGGCTTGCCAGCATCAGGGCCTTTAGTGTGTTTCATGTGCGATGCAACATCTAGCACATGGGCGGGGAATCTAGGATCAAAAATCCAATCCCATTCTGTATTAGCGTATTGATCTAAAAATCGTTGACAGGATGCACGAACATTTCGGCAAACATTAATTTTGCCATCGACTACATCGTGTGCGTATTGAACCCCTAATTCCCAATTCATCTAGCCAATGGGCCAGCGGCTAATCTTGCAACTGGCGATTCTTTTCTTGTATTAGTCTTTACTAACTTAGACTTAGGGGTTAGCCCTAATTCGTTCATCAGCCTTACGATTTGTGTCAATGTCTTATCCCTAATACTAATCAATGGATTTGGTGCAAGGGTCTTGCCATCGTTGGTAGATATTATTAGGTCTGCACCAATCAAGCCAATATTACAACTCACATAGGTTTCGATCTGGTCAGCCAGCATACTTAGCGTATGTTTGTTCTGGTCATCATAAATTCCGTAACTGTCATATATGTAATCGGCAGTTTCTTGGGTGAATTTCTTTTTGTCCCAGGCTAAAGGATTTTCCATCCACTCCGCATGGGGAATTCTTTTACGCAAATTCGCACTTAGGGAATTCCCTTCGACTAAGCGCAACTCAGTTGGTTTGTTTTCCATGCGTATTATTATATACCCCCCCTCATACTTTGTCTTTTGTAGAAAATTAGC